CATAACTAGAAGATAAATCTTCATTGTTTTGAAGTAGGTAATTACACGCATCCTTCTTGGTCATAGCTTCCGGTAATTCTGCAAACCAGGTATCGGTATTAGAATTAGCCGTAAGTTTTTTAATGCGAGAAACCATATCGTTACCGAACCTAGCCTTGTATTGGCCTGACTCAGTTACGCTATAGCCTGCATATTTGAATAGTTGCTCTGACATAACATCTCCATTTCTATATTTACATTACACATGATAAACTCTTGTAAACCAAGAGTCAACCTTTTATAGGACCAAAAGCGCAATTAAGCTGCTAATCTTTCAAGCACCCTACGCTTGGAATATGAAATACCTTTAAGGTAACAGTAGTAATCTATATCATACTCTGGAACCTCTTCAGCTGCCATATCCCATTGTAGAGCTTGTTTAAAGTTCTTAGCCCCAATATTCACTAAATTAGCAAAATGATTATGTAGGTTTTTCCAACCTTCAGCCTCCATTTCCTCTATGCGCTTAGCTTCTGCTTCAGCTGCCTCACAAAGGCTATCGAGTTCTGCTCTGAGCTCAACAACAGAGTAGTCACTGTAAGAATTACGTGGCCTAAAGCCATATGCATCTTTGTGGACATCAGAGATATAAGTTAGTAACTGTTCTCTCTCTGTTAGTTCTTCCCATGTTCTCATATTTACCTTACCTTTTTATTAAATATACCGTTATTATGCACTCGTAAGGACCAAATGTCAAGCATTTTTTGAAATCTTTTTTGTTGTCTTATCAGTAGTTTAGGAGTCTAAGGCTAATTCTTCTTCGGTTTTCCACACTAATTTGACACCTCTACGGTTCAATTCGTTGATAAACTTGTTCCTGTGTTTACGTTTACCCTTGTTTATAGCCTCGATTATCTCGTCTGTAGGTGTCTGTTTTAGGTAATAATGTTTCATTCTCCAACGTTTTGTTGGGCGTCCATCTGCACCTTTTATAGTCTCCTTATGACTTGGTTTGAATTTTGCTGGCATCACTTTCTCCATTTTTTATTTTATTAATCTCATCGCCGTTTGCCTTGATACTGGCGTCTTGTAAGGCATCTACTATTCGTTGTGCCTTTTCTTGATCTGTGTCCCTATGTAGTTCAGGGTCAACAATCTTTTCTAATTTTAGAAACTCTATACGGGTATTAGGAACATATCTCCAGGTGTAACCATCTTTTCCATACACACCAAATACTGTTTCACTAAATCCTATTTTTATAATTAAGGCAGGACAACCATCTAATATTACTTTGTCGCCTTCTCTAAATGCTGGATTTACTTTAAACTTAGCTCCCTTGACTAAAGAACCAGCCCAGTCCTTTATACCCAGCCCTATAATTAGGGTGAGTATGAACCCTATAAATTGTATATAGTAATCGCTTAGTTCTATTGTAGGCATTTACTTATCTTTAAATTCAGTTGATGTAGAATTTACATATAATCCAAACCAGGCAGCTCCAGCACCCACAATAACAGAAACAAGTCCTGCTTGTTGTGAATTAGGATCTGGTAGTGCCATGAACCATACTGTTACTTCAAATAACAAGTAGATATACATGGATATAAAAGCACGTGGAAACAATCTCCATCTACTAAAATACTCTGGTGCAACCCAAATCCAACCTCTGTCATCTGGTGCATGCCACCAAGGTTTTCCAGAAGGCTTTTCTTCATCAGGGTCAGGTATCTGTGCTTTCAGTTCTTCATATTCTTCTAAACTGATTTCTACAAAATTTTCTCTTTTACCTTCAGCCATTAAATAACTCCGTATAATTAGTCTTGCCTTTCATCTTTAATAGATGATTAACAAGTTCATTACTATTTATACGAGTTTTTAATTTTGCGAACGGTATATAGCCCATCCTTAGGTAAGGATCGTCTATAGCAGGCAAGTTTAAACGTTCTTTTAGTTGTCCATGAATCTTTATAGCTCTATTCCAAAACTGTTCTGAAGGAGCTTCTATTTCCTGTCCTAACCAACAAAAGAAGTTAGTTCTTGCCAAATCCTGAGGATAGTATTGATCTTCATTTATATCTGTATCATTAGAAAATACTATCTCTGCAAAGTGTTTGCCTACATGTGCATAACCTATATACAAATAGCCAAACTTTCTTGTCAATGTAAAACTTTCATAGTCTTTTTCAAATAGTTCCATTGACGCATTAGTAGGTTCATATCCCCACCTAGGAGGAAAGCCATTGTCTACTAATTCATAATAATGAATAAGATGATTTAGTCTTTGTAGTTCCTCGTCTTGTTCATCATTTACGAAATATTCATGTAAGTCATTAAGGTCCATACTAGGTGCACCTTTCATGTATGCTATCTTTTCTATTTCGTCTTTAATTTGTTCTTTTGTTTCTCCCATGTAAAAGAACTGCTTTGTGTCTGCAATATTATCTTCTAAAAACTTGGCATATCTTTTAGCAACAAGTGTGTTCAATACTTCCCATTCTATGCCGTTAAAATTTAAAGTCGCCATATTTGTCTTCCTGTTTTCCTCTATCAAATACTGGAACGTCTATGTTAGCATCTGTTAGTGCTGTCTGTGCTGACTCTTCCAAGTCAAACAATTTCATCTTAGCTCTATCCACACCTATCATAAACCTCTTGTTTCTTGTAGGATCAGCATATCTATTCTTTAATTGTTTTATCATAAACTGACCCATGTTTTCTAATTCTTCTGTGCTAATAATAGCAAACATCAAGTCTGCTGTAGCAGGCAAACCAAAACTCTCAGAAGTGTCTGTAAGATCTACATCACTGCTATTATAGCCTCCCCTTGTAGTCTGTGTAGCACTAAATATAGGCACGTCTTGTTCTACTGCTAAGCCCCTTAGCTCTTCTGCAATACTCTTAATTATTGTATAGGAGTTAGCACTACTGCCAGGCCTAAACCTACTACTAGAACAAATGTTCAAATAGTCTATAAAAATAATGTCAGGGAAGAAACTTCTTTTTAGTTTCAATTCATTTATAAGTGCCTTAAAGTGTCCACTATGTGCAGATGCTGTAGGATATTCTTTTACAATTAATCTGCCTTCATATTTATCTTTTAACTTTTGTATTCTATCTTCATACATAGGTTTAGATAAATCCTTGAGCTCCATTATAGGCAAGTTCATAAGATTAGCATCTATTCTTTCTGCAATCCTTTCTTCTGCCATTTCAAGAGTAATGTATAATACGTTCTTGCCTGCTGCTATATTAGCAGACGCCATATGACACATAAACAAAGATTTACCTACACCCGTGCCCGCCAGAGCTATGTTTAATGTCTTGTTAGATAAACCACCTTCTGTAATCTTGTTAAACATCTCAAGATCAAAAGGAACTTTTTCTTCTAGTCTATTGTAGAAATCAAAACGTTTATCAGCATCCTCGATAAAGTCATGTCCTATATTAGTATCAAATCCTACTTGTAAAGCCTCAGATAATATTTGTGGCAAGGCATCTGTAGACATATCTTTTCTCTTGCCATCTATAATCTGGATACTTTCCATAACACCCAAATAAAGAGCCTTATCTTTACAAAACTTTTCTGTCTCGTCTACTAGCCAATTCTTATCTACTTCATCACCATTCAAAGTGTTAATCACTTCCATACATTTAGCATGTCCATCTTCATTCAAAGATGTATCTTCATTTATTGCTAATACGATTGCTTGTTTACTAGGAGGATTATTGTATTTTTCTACAAAGTCATGGATAACTGTAAATACTTTTCTGTCTTCATGTGCCATAAAGTATTCAGGCTTTAGGAAAGGAATAACTTTCCTAACAAAGTCATCATCTTTAATTAAGTTTTCTAAAATTACTTGTTCAATTCTGTTCTTCATTCACATACTCATTATAAACTTCTTTCACACATTTCTCACAGATATATATTTCATCTGTCTCTGTATGAAAACAATATGCTTTATCTTTTTTAGTGTTTATGGTTGCCTTGCACCTATCACACTTTTTCGTATTCTTGTTGAATATCTTCATCTGAAACTTCTTCTGTCATCATTTCTACAGAACCTATCTGATATCTATTTTGTATCCATTTACCAAAGTCAGGACTAGATAAAATAGGAATCCAGAAGTCCTTACCTAAGTCTTTAGATCTTACCTTAGGTTCTACTGCCTCACCTGTTTCTGTATCTATTCTCTGATACCAACCATTACTAGGTTTTATTACATGTCCAGATTCAATAGCCATATCTAATAAGCCAGACCATTTACTAATACCTGCCTCCCAAGATACTTCTACAGGAATCTTAGACTTCTCTCTAACAAACCTAGACTTCTCAACATTAATTACAAATTCATAACCTGTAACTTCTGTTCCTGTTTTTTGTTGCCTTCTACCTATAATAAAAATATTATCTGCAGAATAATAAACACCTGTGCCTCCACTAACTATATCCTTAGGAAACAAACCTATCTCTTTGTAAGTATGATTAACTACAATAGCAGGTATATCCTTAATAGTTAGATGAGGAGTAATCATTCTAAACAAAGACTTCATCTGTTTAGCCCTTGTCATATCTGCAACACTCTTACCATCTAAAGCATCTTCTACTTCTTTCTTAGATGCCAAGTTACCTACAGAATCAACTATAATCATTACATGATCACCTCTTTCAAAGTTATTCAATTGTTGCATTGTGTCATGTTTTAGTTGTTCTATATCTGTAATAGGACTATGGACGACTCTATTAGTATCAATATCAAATGTATCAAAATACTGCTGAGGAGCACCAAACTCACTATCATAAAATAATATTACACCATCCTCATATTTTTCTAAATATGCCTTTGCCAATAACATAGCAAATGCTGTTTTAAAATGTTTACTAGGACCTGCAAATACTGTTAGTCCAGGAGTTAAGCCACCATCTAGTTTACCACTCAATGCTACATTAACTGCTGGAACAGATGTCTGGATTACATCTTTGTCATTTAAAAACTTAGACTCAGATATAATATCAGACTCTTTAATTGTAGAATTTTTCTTAATTCTTTCTACTAAACTACTCATCATTTCTCCTACTTTTGTTGGCTTCAATTGCCACTTCCATTATATTGTTCTCATTATACACGAGGCCAGAAGCATGAGTCAAATCTTTTGGTAGACAAGTTCCACCAAAACCAAACTCTCCATCAGGACCTGGCACTTGCCAATGGTTGCCTAGTGTTTCATCAGATAAAAAATAATTTTTTACTTGTTCATAATCAAGATCTAAAACTTCACAGGCATCATTATATAAGTTTGCTAGTTCTACATTAACTGCAAGTGTAGCATTTCTAAATAATTTTATAGCAGACGCCTCTCCTGGTGTTGTAACAATTACCTTTTTATCTGAGAAGTTAGAATGTCTCATGTAGTAAATAAGGTCCTCGCTATGATGACAACCTATAAGTATAGGTATCTTAGGACTTCTTACGTCTTCTTTCCAATGTTGTTCTCTTAGAAACTCTGGCATAATTATAGCTCCATACTTCTTGACAAAGTGTTGTGCTTGTTCAGGACCTATTGTGCTTCTTATTACAGGTGTTATCTTACCTGCACAGGATCTTTCACTTAATCCTTTTAACACTTTATCTATAATAGATGTGTCTAATTTTTTGCCCTTTAGGTTAGTTGGAACACATATAAAGGCATATTGAATACCGTTCCAATCTTCTATTTCATATCCTTGATCAGGGTCGTGTATTTGTATGCCTGTTCCAGGATAGAATGTATCAAAGAGATATTCTGTAGCCTTACCTACAAATCCATATCCTATGATTGCTATTTGTTTATCTCTCATCTTATAAGACTTTAATTCGAGACTCCAACGTTTCGATCTGGTTTTCTTTCTTCTTTGTCCAGCTCTTTTCATTTCGTTCCTTACCGTTGATAGTCTTCGGTGTGAATTTTGTTTTTAGTAAACGTTCTAATGCACGTTCACGCCTTGCCTTTCTGCCTCCTGTGGCAGAGTATTTTCTCATCTTCATAGTTCCTCTATAACTCCTAAAACTTCTGCTACTAAAAATGCCATAATGAATATTTCTATTCCCATAGTCAATCCTAATATGCAACCACCAATCCTAAAACCTGATTTAATCATGCTTATTCTAAAATGTGTATCTCTATTATCTTTCATTTAAACTCCAATGTAGGTTTTGCCATATTACTGCAATACCTTTTCCTTCTTCTATTATATGTTCAAACTCTTTAGGCCAAGGTAATGAATTATAAAATTCATCTACTGCTTCCATTGTGCCTTCATGTTCTTTATCATAATCATCTACAACAATACACGAAACATTTATGTAATGTTCTAACACTTGTTTCACACTTTGGTAATCGTGTAAGCCATCATAAAATAAAACATCATAATCTCTATCACCTTTATAATCAGGTGTCCAAAATGTTTTCTCCCATGTAATGTTATCCCAACCTGCTATGTTTTTTTCAAACTGAGGTAAATGTTCTTCTTCTGTTATTTGTAAATACTCCATACCTGGCCATGCTTTGTTTATACCTTTGAAAGCATCTATTGTATGAATATTCCAATCTTTGTTTTTTACTCTAAAACTTAATGCCCATGATGCTGTGGATTTACCTAAGTAAGGACCTATTTCTAATAACTTGCCTTTGTCTGGTAAATTTTTTACTATCTGTTCAAACGGCCATCTGTGAGGCCAGAAACTTGGTATGTTCTGAACTTGATTATCCACGAGCCTTATATACATTATTCATCTATTTCCACATGTGTATCATCACCTGACATGCCATCGTATCCTCTGAAACGATAATAAACAGTTATCTCTTCTCCCTCGACAATAGGTCTAATAGTATGTAACCTTCTATCACCTTTATCTGTTGCTATGTAACTATTAGGCATATCACTATGATTAATAAATCCTCCTAAAGGAGTTCTAACCCACTCTAATCTATCTCTGTCATGAACTAGAACATGAGTCTCTCCTAAGTCTGTTCCAGCATCTATATTTTCTTTGGCATGTAATCCTAGTCCATCTATATTACTAGGAACGATTGTTACCTGTTTAGGTAAGGGTCTATATGTTTTGTCATTAAATGTTCGCATCACGAGAATAAGTCCTCCAAACTCGCCTGAGGTTCAGTTGTCCAACCTATAGGCTTTAGTATGTTGTCCAAAGGATCTACAAAAGACTTCTGGAAGATCATGTCATAGTCTATATACTTTTCTAAACCAAACTCCTTAGGAAGTTTTGTTACAAAGGCAATAGTATTTTCTTTCAGAGGATTAGGTTCCTTCAAATATAAAAACTTAATCTTATCTCCTTCCTGTATGGCTTCATACTTTAAATTTAAATTTAGTTTACTGACATAATAATTGTATAGTAAACCACCTCGAACATGTATAGGAGTTCCTTTACTGTAGATATCTGCTGTAGAATGATACTTCTGAATGTTGTTACAACCTCTAGGAAAAGCTATGTCCTCAGCAGTCATATCATTAAAGTTCTGTTTCGTATTCTCTATAAAACTATGTAATTCTTCTTGTGTGCTTGTAAGTATTAGCCTAACAGCCTCCCTTAGAGACTCTCTAATAGGGCCAGGAGTGCTACTTCTTACTATTTCTAAGCCCATTACCTTTAGTTTTGCCTTAGTTAGACGTAAACCTTCATCATCTAAAACATTCAAGGCATAA